TTGGGGCAAATAGCCTGGTATTCCCATAGCAGCGTTATACGCTATGTTAGCTATATCATTGGTACTCTGATACGGCATATTTGTTGGATTAAATGCTCCACCTTGTTCTCCTGGTAGCCCTTGAAGACCTAATAACCCTTGAAGACCTTGAATACCTTGAGGACCTTGAGGACCTTGAGGACCTTGAGGACCTTGAGGACCTACGCCCCCTCCGTATTCAGTAAATATATTTGACCAATCATAATCTGATGGATTAAAGGTCTCTGGAGTCTCATATAAAGAACCTAATCCCTGTTGAAAATCGTATAAATCTTGATTGGTTAAGTAACTGTCTAAATCACCTTGAGTTAAGAACTGACTCGTATCAACATTGTGGGCGGTAGGCATATTTGCTTGGTAATTATCCAAATCTGCCTGTGTTAGATATTGAGTCCAATCTATTCCTGCTAAAGGATCATAACCTCCCAACTGTTCTTGGGTTACATAGTTACTTAGATCGGGCAATTCAAATGCTGGTGGTGTGTCTGTTACTGGTGGAGTTTCTACTGCACCCGTATAAGGAGTTAAGCCATAATAATCTGCATATTCTTCATGTGGTATTTCTTCTCCTGTTTCGGGGTCAATAACAGGTTCTTGATAAGGTATTTGGCTAAACAAAGATTCATAAGCACTGTAAGGAACACCTGACCATCCCTGTCCCGCTAGACTTCCTATTCCTCCCATTACATTACCCGTGTAAGGAGTCTGTCCTGTCTGTCCGTATGCACTGACAGGCACATTAGAGAAAGGAAAGTAGTTCCATTCTGCATCGAATCCTGGTCTATATCCTTCTGGAGAAGGTAGTGCTCCGTAAGACCTCATACCTGGTTGGGGGGGAATAGCTAAACCACCACCACCACCAATACCATAGTAATCGCTTATACTGCCAGTATAATCATCGGGAACTTCATCAAATCTGCCTCCTCTTCCGCCCTGTTGATAACCAGTCCTGCCGCCAAGTGCCATGCCTGTAGCCATGCCTTGTGCGAGGGGAGGTATCTTGCCACCGCCAGCTTTCATAACTCCAGGTCCCCATCCGCCGCCTCCTCCTCCTTCACCTATGCTACCAATAGGACCAATAGGACCAATAGGACCAATAGGACCAATAGGACCAATAGGACCAGTGGGCGGAGTATAACCTGGTGGAGTTACTGGAGGAGTATAACCTGGTGGCATTATAGGGCTGGGAATTGGAAAGGGTCGAGCAGGGTTTCTATAAGAACGCTCTGCTGCAAAAGACATACCAGGCATCCAGCTTCTGTATTCTGGTGTTACTCCAGTGGGAGAAATCCAGCCGAATGCTGGCATTTGTGATCTTTGAGGCGGTCTAAATGGTGGTGGAAATGATGGTGGTGAGAATGGTGGTCTCTGAGAAGGAAATCTAGGCAAGTCTATTCTTCTTAGTGGTTCTGGCAACCAGTCTAATTCACTGCCTCCTCTTCCGCCCTGATTGGGTAGCTCTGCACCTGGATATCTTGGAAAAAATGGAGCTAATCCTGGATTATAAAAAGGGTCTGGTTCGCTGTCATTACCTCCATAACTACCCAACCACGGCGAAATCTGTGGCATGGAGTTAGCTAAAAAAGCATCCCAAGCACCTGGTTCTTGATTGTTGGATAGGTTACCAAAAAAATTTCCACGGATATCTCCACCAGTAGGTCGTCCTTGTGATCTTTGTCCTCTTCTAAATCCCATTATCCTCTCCCCATTACTAAGTTTTCATTATACGGCGGCATATTAATAGCAGGTCGGTCTGCATAAGGCGTAGTGTATCCGCCTAATGGTTGTGGAATCTGACCTAATGAGCCAAGTCCACCACCAAAAAAGCCCATACGACCACCACTACTAACTGGTCTGGGCGGTACGCCTAATATCCTACCCCACTGGGAACCGTAAGGTACCTGTTCTGGATTGTCTGCAAAGGCTTTTGCTCTTCTCCTCTTTCTGTCTTCTTGATATTCACGCATTAACCTTTCAAAATCTTCCTGAGACTTAATCGCACCTAAGCCTCCACCGCCAATAGCGGCTGGTAAAAATACATCGGGACTCGTACCTGCTTCGTATAAATTTCCAAAACTGAAACCTTCTTTTACATCGCCCAATTTAGGACCTATTCGTGTTCCCTCCTTGCCATAAGCTCCTAATCCCTTACCAGCAAACTCTTCTATTCCTGATTTAGTGCCAACATCAAGAGCGTTTTGCAAAATTCCTTTGTCCAATTTAGTTAATTTAGATAATTCCCCAATTTTTCCTACAGGATTTGCAACTATATCTGCTATTCCTTCTGCCCCTATATCCACGCCTGCGTCTGTTAATGTAGTCGTTAAACCTTCCACACCTCCCTGAGCACCTGCTTTAAGAGCGTCTGGAGAACCCTTACCTAAAGCTCCGCCTAACTTACCTAAAGCAAAACTGCCTAAGCCTGTTAAAGCGGCTTCTTTTAAGTCATCTCCCTGTAACAGAGAGCCAACTCCTGAAAGGATTCCTGAGCCTAACGCTCCCGTTAGCCAAGGGGCAACACCCCCAAATACTCCCATACTTCCCAGAAGTGCTCCTATTAGGGGTAGGAACGCTTCTGGTTGTCCTGTTTGTGGGTTGGTTGTAATAGGCATTCCTAATGACTTTAATCCCTGCACTTCCGCAGGGTTGACGTGCATCAGCATGGTATCGCCATAGCGACCTGCATTAGCTACATCCTGTGCTTGTCCTGATAATCCGCCTCTGTTCATGGTATTTCTCCCTGATAAATAACCCAATGTTCTTTTTGCCTGCTCCTCTTTCTCTTTTTTCTTTCTTTCTGCTATTTCCCTTTCTATCTCTTCAGCCTGCTTCGCCCATACGCCAAATGATTCAGAAGACTCCTTGCCAAACTCATGCAACGCTCTGATAGGCGTATTTTTTAATGGATCACCCTGAGTTTGAATATTTTGTAAAAAACCATGAGGTGTTACAACATGAGGATTCCACCAATCCACACCCTCTTGATAATCTTTAGGAAGAAGTGGATCAAATGTGGCTGCTATGTCGTACATCTTGTCCAAGAATATCTTTTCCCCAAATGTTTTCTTTCTTTCAGTATCGCCACCGAATTTCATAGGTTTCCTAAGTTTCTCAAGATATTCTATAATTTCCCTGTCTTTTTCCCTGTCACTCTTAGTTTCTTCTGATTCTTCAACTTCAACTTTAGAGTAATCTACTTCTTCTTCTGGCATATTTTCAAAATGGCGTTGTAAATTCCACCACCTACGCAGTTGATCTAAGAGATTAATATTGCCAGAGTCTTCTTCTTTAACCTCTACCTTTTCTTTTACTTCTATTTCTTTAGCCATTTGCACTCGCCTTTGTTTCTACTCCAAATAAATTAAAACTCATATCCACTGCACTTGCATAAACTTTCAACACATCTGTCTGGTTTAAAGTCATACCAATCACCGCAATCAATACATCCGTAGCCGCTACCGACTTATCGTAATAGATGTACTGTTTATCGTCTGCACCTGCACCAGCTACATGAACGCTTAGTCTAAACGTAATAGCTGAACCCGATCTGTTGCAAGCCACAAAGGAACTGACCGTAGTCATTACCTCAGACGGAACTGTGTATAAGGTCGTGGTTGTGGTTGCAGAAGGGTCTAGCTGACCCAAAACTTTAATAACATCAGACACTGCTGGCTCCCATGAGTAAGAACTGGTGTCGCCTAAGAGCTAATGTCGAGTCTTTTGTTCTTAAATTTTCTATCTCGGTTATATCAGAATCTATACTTACCACTACAGTTTCCACTTGAGACCTGAATAAAGTTTCCTGTTGAGAATCATATTCTTGTGCAGCCAATAATAGTGGTTGGGAATTTCTTGGCATTATCTTCTCCCGTCTGGTCTAAGTTCTAAACGTAAATCACCCAATCTCCAAGTCATACCAGTAGTAGAACTTTCTATTCTAATAGCTGCCTGTCTCGCCCTACCTCTTATTTCAGATTGAGTTGTAGTTGTTTCTATAGTGGACGTAGATAAAGTCGAAGCTGTTTCCAAAGGATAATTTTTCCCTTTCATCGTCATTGTTACCGTAGTGTTAGAGGTTGGAGAACCAGTTGCAGTTGTAAACTTAACGTCAGGAATAATTCGTGACAATAAAACAAAATGCTCGCCGTCCTGTAAATCAAAATCTCCTGACTCTATGTACGCTGTCATCGCCGACTCGTCATCGTTATAACCAGTTTCATGCTGATAAATATAATTGGAACTATCGGCAGTTCCTGCGGCTAAAGGTTTTTCTCTGGTCGGAGCAGGTGTCCATGCTGTTCTAACTAGCGTTCCGATTGACCACAAATTTTCTTTATAATTAAATATAACGTATCTATCTACTTCAGTAGCACTACTGGAAGGATAAAACCACATGATCTCGGAGAAATCAGGATTTGAAGCTGCAAATACTTTATAAGCCTGTCCTAAGTTTATGTCGGTAGTAATGTAATCCAAAACCGAACAAGGCAAAGGTCTAACCGCTCCGTCATACATATAAAAGTTTCCACGATCCATCCAAAACACAGTGCTGGCTGCAACGGCTGCCGCTTTCGGACTAATAATGGAAGGTCCTTCCATTAATTGTCTAAATTGAAAAGTGAAAGGTCCGCCAATAAAACGCATGGAATGAACGCCTGCGTCTGTCCAAATCAATATCTCTTGCCTCGTCTTTAAGGCTCCGACAATATAAGACCCAGAACTAACCCTTTGACCGCCTGCACTATTAGTCGAACTAGGAGTCCAATTTCCTGCATCTTCAGCGTCTGACCAACGCACTAGCAATTCATCTAACACACTGGTTGCACTAATAGAATTAGACCCAAAAGCAATAATATGCCTATCTACTTCAGATACCATAATCTGATTAACCAAAAGTGGTACATCAGACGCTGTACTCAAAGCAGTAAAATTAATAGCTCTGGTTGACACTCCTCCTGAAGTGTCCCAATAATAAATTCCACCCCCTCTAGGATTACCAATTAAATCTTCTCCGAAATTATCCTGTGACCACAATCTTAAATTTTCAGCATTAGAGTCTGCACTGCCCCATGTTCCCCTACCCCAAGTACCACTACCCCAACCAGTAGAAGAAACGTAAGTATCTAAGCCTGTATTTATTTGATACACACCAACCACACTACTGCCACCATTACCACTGTCGCTGCTATTAGCTGTAACCGTATCGCCCGATGTATCTTTAGCTGTTATCGTGTAAGCATTAGTATTAGTAACTAAATCAATCTGATATTCTTGTTCTAAAACAGCTTCGGTAATATTCCCTCCTGAACCTAACCCATCACTGTCTACTCCGCTAAAAGTAACAAAATCTCCTGTTACTGCTCCATGACTACTGTCTGTAATAGTTACTGTGGACTCACCATCAGTAGCCGAAAAAGTTACATCCCCTGCGGAAGTAGTGGCTCTGATCGGGGTAACGTCATTGTAGGCACCCCCTTCTTCCACATACCACTTTAAATTGGTTCCTATGCCCATGAAATCCGTGCCGCCTAGATCATCCCATTGGTGTAGGCTTCTTGCAGTACCGAGATAAGTGCCTGATGAATATTTTTCCCAACCACCTATTTTCTCTGGATAGCCAGAACGAAACCGCATCTTGTCTGAATCAAACCAAGAGCCTTCGGCGGTGTACTCAGTACCCTCCTTGTTGATTCCTGGTGCAAATCTAAACTTGGCTAATGGCATTACTTCTTCCTTCTCTTTGTTTTTTTCTTTCTATTTGAACTCTTAGAAACAATTCTTAAATTTTTTGATGAATTATTGCGTGGATTGCCGTCCCTATGGTGAACATCCTTGCCATCTCCTTTTCTTATTCTCTTCTTACGCTTCATTAAGCGATTGGCTTTATTGCGTCCCGCTCTGTTCTTTTTTTGTGTCTTTTTACTATGATACTTTTTGTACTCAGAACCATAATTTCTAGCCTTCTTAGTCATAGTTAACCCGCCAACATCCTGTTTCTAAGTCTTTTTGCCCTATCTCCTACTTGCGTAGCCCACTTTGAGTCCATCATCTCTTCAGCAGCACGTTCCCAATCGGAAACCTGCACAGCCTGAATAAAGTTTTTAAACTTACTAAGACGAGGATGACCTAAATTGAAACACATATTTGCTATTACTCGCTGACGATTATCACTTAGATTCCTCCACCAAGGCTCTTTCATATCTAATTCTTGACAAACAACTTCTATGTCATTATCTAAACATTCCCTGATTCTTTGCTCAGAAATAGGAGTACCTACTTGCTTTCCGTATTCTTCATCTTTTTTAGTTATTAAGTGTCCTACTCCTAAAGTCTCATAACCAAGATGATCTAAATAGATTTCATATTCAAATCCTTCATCAGCAATAAGCTCTTTCATTAACTGGTCTTTATCCATCGTCTTCTTCCTCGTCATCAAGACTTCTGTAATACTCAACAATCGCCAAAATATCCCTCGTATAACGCTTAATTTCTGCCATATTATTGCTAATATTTTCATAGTCTTTGGTGGTCAGTGCATAGTAGGCTTGTTTGGGTGCCTTTCCTTCTTCAATCAGTTGCAGGTATTCTCTCATTATATCGGGTGTCAATATCTCCCAAT